AATCGGGCCATTAATTGTTCTTCAGTATACATTATGTCATTTTGCACAGGCTTCTCCTTTTGCAGGCGTTGGGCAGACAGGTGCTGGCGTAGCTGCTCCAATAACATTTTTACTTTCATCTGGTGGTCCTAATCTAGGGTCTCGTTGACCTTTAAATATGTGCTGTGGGCAAGTCCTTGTCACATCACATGTCGGTAGCTTACATATTTCTTTATCCCAATTTTCCGGGTTCTGGCATGGGTAGCGAAATCTATCCCCTCCAAAAATAGCCAGTGCAAGAGGTACAAGAATTAATACACCCAACCACTTGAATAGCTTTACGTCGCGGTTCATTAGTGTGCTCCTAGTACATGCAGGGCGTGCTGATAGTGTTTGATACGGTCATCTAAGCCGATGGTACCGCCGTTAATCCGTTTAGTTAATGTGAGAATATCACCCTTATCAGCCCATTGATTTAGGTTATTAGTTTCCCAGAACCAACATGCAGATTGTGCAGCACCTTCAAACGTTAAAAGATATTCTGATGCTTCTTCTACAGGTATTTGCAATGATGCAGCAAACCATGTATAATTATCTTTACCGGTTAACTGGATCAGACCTTTACCAGCATAACGCCAACCGTCGCCGGATTCTGGCGGTCCGTTGCCCATGCGGTTTGCATAAACAAGATTAGCGATAGCTTCTTGCTTATTTGGCTTACTAGCATACTCGTTTGCTAATGCATCTGTTGGAAAATATTTAGGGAAGATCTTACGTAACGTGACGGCACGGTAGTTTAAATTCTCTTTTAGAACCATGAAGTTGCCAGACTCATGGGCACACTGAGCGACAAACGCTGCAATGCGCTGAGGTGTATTAATATTATACTCAGGTAATAGCTGCGATAAAGCAGAATACCAGTTATCGATATATGGGTTTTTAGGAAGTAATTGTTTTAGTTGTTCTTTTGTTAATTCCATATTTTCTCTCTATAATCAACAATTCCATTTACGTAGAGCAAGAGCCTTACGTGTCGGTTCACCGTCAGGTTCTTTCATCGGTCCATCTACACCACTCATACGCGCACAAAAGCTTTTGCGGCGCTTGGCAGATTTACTGTCAGGATCTAACTTTGATGGAGGCGTTGTAACTGCCATGGATAGTTTTGAGCCGGGGTTTTCTCTACGGTACGATGCAATACCTTTTTGATTGAGTCCGCCTTTTGGATTTTTACCTTCTTTGCGCTGCCAGGCGGCAGATTCATCCAGATCTTCTTTGTGCATATTCAAGTACCAATGGGCAAGCTGCTTGCTTCTTTTCGAAGCTGTATCGGAAGATCTTATCTGTTTAAGTTCCGATTTTGACTTGCCTTTAAGACCGTGCCGTGCCATGTCACCCTTGTCTTGAGGATTCTTGCCGTCCATAAAGTTTTCTTTCACAGATGTTTTTTCGGCATCAATGAAGTTTTGTTTTGAGGGAGCTCCTTCCGAGCCAGGTTTTCGCATTCTCTCGTTACTACCGGCGGCTATTCTTTTGCGCTTGGCATGAATATTGTCCCATAGTCCGCGCTTACCCTCATCCAGGAACTGGCTGAATGACATCATTTGACTACCCCTTCGTATATTTTTTTCTGCTTCCCATACCACTCAATCCATGCATCAGTTTTGACGGCACATGTATAATACTCGGTGTAGTTTAATGTTACTGTTTTTGATACATCACTTAATTTTGCATCGATATTTAACGAATTAAGTTGCGGGCATTTTTCCATAACCAATTTACCTGGAGGTTCAGGAAATTTTGAAACAACTGGTACAGTTGTTGAGCAGCCTATCATAGACATGCATACTAAAGGTATTAGCAGGTATTTCATTTAACAGCTGCCTTATTATGTGCTTCGATGAACTCGGGTGGTATCTTACAAGTATTGTCATACTTTACCACTTCTCGATCGATATACTGTATTACATCATTGCCTTTTTGCTTGTAGTACTCGCGCTTTACTACAACTTTCTCGACAATCTCTGTATTTGTTTTTGAGCTTTCAGCTTCAGCTTGCGCAATTTTCGCTTCGAGTTCTTTTACTCTTGCTATCCACTCATTGTTGTTGGATATAGCACCTGCCATGTAAACTCCAAAAACAACAAAAAACGCGCACGTAGCTTGTACTGCGGTTTTATAGTATGAGGGTATGAACTTACTGATTAATAATCCAAATATGCCTATGAATAATAGGACATAGAAAAACCAGTCAGGAAGGAATTTTAAGATCCACATGGGTCATCTTCCTTTTAAACATAGCGTTGAGCTTGGTTTTCTTAGGAGGTTCACCTTGTGGTCCGATACCTAAACCGGCAATTTTTCCACCACCAACATTATTAACAGGAGCTGATGCTCCCTCTCCATCTTCAGCCAGCAAGGCTGCTAATTGAGCATTAAAATGAGTCTCTAAGAGCTCATATAACTCATCATCATCGATATCACGGTGATTTTTATTTTCTTTTATTAAGAGTAAGGCTGCTGCATACGAGGCAATTTTTGTTTTACCTCCAGGCACCTTTGCTAACAACTTCTTTAAATTAGCAACTAATCTATCAAAGTATCCCCAGGCATTAACTTCCTCAGGTTTTGTAAATGTCTTTGATTTACGAAGTACATTACCTTCATTATCGATTATTTTTAGCTTGTACGCATCCCACTCCGTAAAAGGTGTTGCTAACCTTCTAAGAAAATGATATGTTAAAAATAAATCTATGGCTGTACCGGACATTAAATACTCTTTAAAGCGTTTTCTATACCAGGATCAGGTATAATTGTATTTGTATTTATAGTTTTAGAATCTAAACCAATACCAGTTACTTTTTCTGGCAGGTAATTAACAAGAACTAAAAAAGGTACAAGATAATGATAATAACCTCTTAGTTTAAAAAACAACATTTTTGTTGTTGCCGGTACACCGAAAAGGTTATATAATATAGTTATGTGATTAAGAATCAAGCGTTCTTTTAGTTCGCCTGATTCTTCATATCTACTGAACAGTCTTTTAATATACTTAAATCTATTAAGATCTTCGTAAAATTCTAATGTATCGAAACAGGACGGATTATCATAGTGCTTTGCAGCATACAGTAAAAAGTTAGTCTCATCAATTTGATCATTATGCATGCTGATATTAACTCAATGCCGTGATATCTTTAATAACTAGGTTACCACTCAGGGCAGATGTGTTAGCACTTGCATATCGATAGGTTCCAGATACAGTTACTGGTATTTGCCAGAATACAATACCTGCTGTCTGGGCCTGCGCGCCAGCTCCGGTAGTAAATACACCTGTATTTGAAATATGTGTTATATCAGTTGTAACTTCACTGTTTGAACTATTAAGAATCTTAAATGGTTGACCATCTCCGAGAACTGTAAGATCGAAAGCGATTGTAGTGCCATTCAGTGTAAACACGGTTGGATTATTACCGACATACGATGACATAAGGAAACCAGCAGTGCCGTTTGCTGATACAATTAACTTATTCCCTGGATTAGCCGCTCTACTGAATGCGTATGCCGACGTACCCTGGGCGCCGGTAGCACCAGTAGGTCCAGCAGGTCCATTAGCACCAGCGGCGCCTTGAGCTCCGTTAGTACCTGCAGCTCCTACAGCTCCCTGGGCACCTGCAGCACCTGCAACACCTTGAGGTCCTGCAGTACCCTGGGCACCTTGTGCACCAGAAAGCGTTTGAGAAGGCCCGACCCAATGACCGGTCGAGTTGATAACCTCAACACTACCTACAGTTACCTTACCCGTAATGGATACGTTCGAACTCACATTAGCAAAAAAATTGCTAATGGTTATCTTACGAGTCTCAGCGTTTGCTAACCCCGGCTGATGTACTATTACTAATAGGTTATTCGCCGGGGCATTCGAGTGAGCTGTAAGTTCTGAGATCTTTTTAGCTCTATCTGTCATTTAATTATGCGTCCGGCAGGGTTGCATCGTCGCTATTGTTATCAGTTACGATACCACCAGCGACAAGAACTTCATATTGAACACGACCAGCACGACCACCTGTACCTTCGGTTCTTACAACCCATCCAGTATGCGCTACACCCTTGTTTGTAGCACCGCCTACGACTGCTGTACCCGTTGCTGTAACACCCGTAATGCTATGACCAGTTTCGGAAACACCTGGCGTAAGTACCACTGCTGCACCACCTGGGGTTGTGCTGAGTGAGATGGCTGACGTATTAACAGTGCTGATAAAATAAGATGTACCGCTTGTAAGACCAGTAAGTGAAGTATTACCTGCTGCTGCAGCATAGGTAAATGAATCATTTACCTGGAAAGGTGCGTTGCTTAATATAATATATCCTTGTCCAACTCTACGTAGAGTATGACCAGTCTCTGATACACCGGCAGTTAGTCCAACATTAGCACCACCTGATGCAGATGACACAGTGAACGCTGTTGTATTTGAGTTTGTAATGTAATAGCTCGTTGCATCAGCAAGCCCAGTAATTGCAGTGTTACCAGCAGCTACTCTATACTGTACTAAATCACCATCCTTAAAGCCGTGT